GTTATGCCTAGAAAGTCTCTCGCCTTCTTGCTGCTGGGCGTGTCAGATCCGTAGGTTCCTCTGATGTTTCCATCTGCGCGAGCGTTCTCGTCAGATCCTCGCTCGAATCCTATCTCAACGTAATCCTTTTTGATTTTCAAAGGCTCTAATGCGGCTAACATATCCCCAGATAGTTGCAGGTTTACCTGAGAAGATTTGCCCGCAACCAAAAAATCTAGGGATTTCTTATAGCCTTCCGAGTACTTAGGGAAAGACCTACCGTTCTTATCTTTGCCTTGATCAGTCCTCTCGACTATCCTCTCGACTATCAGGTCCGCTACTTCCTCCCGCTGATCCGGTGTCAAATCGTCCGGTAGTGGAACTTTGATCTTCTGGTGCTTGGTTGACATCGCTGCCTCCGAATCTTTCCTCGTCGATTTGTTTTATCAACTCTCCAACTTCGCTCGCCGTCATGTGCGGGTTCAAAGCTGCAATAGCTCTAGCTCTGGTCGTGAAGCCAGAGGCGAACTCTTCACGCTGATCCGAGATTACTTGAGCCCGCTGAGTGCCAACCATTGGCATGGCAAACTTGGTCATCACGTCGGCGCCCGCGGAGAAGATGGACCTGTTGGTCACATAACCTTGCTGAATCCATACCGGATGCATCTTGTTTAGTATTAAGTCCCATAACTTTCCCTCTGCCTTAGTAAACTCTAACATTAGCTTTTGACGCACCTCGTAAGTGTCTGCCTCGTCGATGATCTTGGCAACACCTGACGCCACGTTCTCAGGCGCCAGCTGGCCGACAGATCCCGCCTTGATTCCCTTAGAACCAAGCCATAAGCTCATCTCCGTTTGAATGAGGTCAAGTACCTCTCGGTAATCGACCTCGGGTTTTAGGGTTCCAATCTGCACGTCCTTCTCAGGGTCGTCAGACTTTAGAAACCAAACAGCGTTAGGCGCATACGTCAAATTCTCAACGCTGCCGTTTGTGACGTGCGTGATTGAGAAAGAAGCAAAAAGTGCCGCTAAGTTCAAATCAGTCAACGCGGTAGGGATGTACTCGACCATCTTCTGTGTGTCGATATCTGGGTACGGACTAAGGCGAAGGTTTGAGCTGTTGACGTAAACGAATGGCAACACACCAAACGAGTTCACGCCGTCGCCAATGCCTAGTTCTTCCATGGCCTGGTAGTCAATCGACTCGTCAGACTTGGATATTAGTACGGAGTCTTTCTCGTAGGTGACATACACCTCACGGTTCTGTGCGTCCTTGCCTGCAAGTAGTATGACACCCGTTGGCTCTAAAGGATCGACGGGGTTGGTTGAGTAAACAACAAACCGATCATTGGGGATAACTCTAAGCATCGGCCCGTCGTTTGTGCCGACTGGATGTAGTAGAGTACTCTTGTTTGCAATGAACATCCGCGTCGCGAACGCCATGGCAGAGTTAACGTCCATGGTTTTTTCGTAGTAGGAAAGCAGATCAGAGTCGGCAGGCGTGCCGTCGGTGACTTCTCTTATAACACCCGTCTGATATATGTTTGCGAGCTTATCCACATAGCGTGGCAGGATGTTGATTGGGACAAGGCGCGAGATGGCATAAGCGTAAACCCTTGGAGATAGGATGTTAGAGAGAGATCTCTTAATATACTTCTCCAAGTTTCCCTCTAGAATCTCTAGCGTCTTGTAATGAGATGCCAGTGTGTCGGACTCTTGTTGCACTTTCTGCAAAACCATTTTTGGTGAAATCATAGTATTACAGTCCTTTGCGGCTCGCGGTTAAGTTCTTTGTGTTTACGGCAAATATAATAGCCGATCGCTGTCGTGACGTGTTGATATTTTCTACTGTCGTCTTCAATTAGGTTAGCACCTTTTTTTAAAGCCGTCATCCTCATGCCCTCGTCAGCCGTTGGACAGTTGTGAATCATCAGCCTGATATCGCCAAAGCTGTTGAGGCAGTAGGCGTTGACAAGATTGTGGCGTGTTCTGATAGGTGGATTACTCAGAGGGACACGGTATGAGTAGCGGATATTGTGACGGTCTAAGGTATGTTTGATCACGTCGTAGTCGGAAGTCTTAGAGCTGGTGTGCCTTGCCTTGCCCGATGCATCGCCGTCAATGTCGAACGTCCTGCCTTCGTACACAATGCCGCGTGAAATGAATTCGTCGATAGCGTCTTGCGTGCGTGCGCCTTCGATGATCACCTCTGCGAAGACGTGGAACACACCACCCTCTAGACAGATAGCAACCGCAGACATGGGCTTGCCTTCTCCTATGTTGAAGTCCCACGATATAGAAACTTCTGTTGAAGGCCTTGGTCGCCAAGTCTCCTTAGAGTATTGCCTCTCAGAGTTATATTGGTAGTAGACAACAGACTCTCTAAGTGAGATCCACTCACCGTAAAGCATTCTTCTGGCTTCTTTTGGATCTAGGTCTGTCTTTAGCTGCATTAAGTATTGAGGTGGCAAGAACGGGTTGTCTGACGTCTTGCTATAGAACACATGCTTAGTTGCGTGCTTCTTCCCATTAGAGTTAGGGTCAATAAAGTATCGGTATTGCCAACTCGACGGGTCGCCTGGGTTTGTGGCAGAGATTATAATATTCTCCTTGATAGAGGGAATCCTACCCACACGCATCTTGATCTCTTTATAGAAGTCATCCGTGTCAGTCTCAGTCAACTCGTCTATAGCAACACAACTCAGCTCAAGAGATCTCACCTTGAAATACTTCTTGTCACTCCAAGACCTAGACAGTATCTCGCTGCCATTTCTAAACTTAATAGATGCCGTTGTTTGATTGACAAAATAGTCTTTGCCTTCCTGCAAATCTCTTCCTATATGTTCTAAGATTTTACTGAACAAGGTAGACCTTAACGCTGGCATACTCAAGCGACCTATCAATGCTCGTGCGCCCTTGTTTAAAAGACAATGAGTCACAAGTATGTGAGCCATTACAGTAGACTTACTGGACCCGATCGCACCCGATAACAATATCTCATGCACACCGAGATTGTAGTCATAGACCTTCCTAACATTCTTGATGATCTCGTATTGACTAGGTATTAAATGTGGATCAAACGTCGAGATAGACGGTGCGGTGTAGTCCATCTATCACTCTAAAGTTTGTAAGAAAGGACGATTGGTTTTTCTTCACCATCACCCGTTCCTGATACTTCCATCCTGTCAGACCATTTAAATCTATTTTTCATATTAAATATCCAAACGCCGGTATTTAGGCATGGACCCTTTGCGTCATTCCATGCGCCACTTATGCCCATTTTCTCCCAGAAAACACGGCATTTAGCGAAAGCTATTTTTTTGGCGTCGGAAAAACTCTTATGAACTTTGACCCACTCATGAAGTGTGTCGACATTAACTTCGATAATCCCAGCAAATGCCTCGAAGGATAGACCCTCAGTCATGTGGGTGATTAGCATCTCATCGAATTTCTGGTCATATTTTGATGGCCGACCGTGCGGCTTCTTAACCTTAGCTTCCATGCTTAGATTCCTTCACTCTCAGAGTTTTTGGATTTCCGCATCACAGATACGGACATAAGTCAATAGTACCATTCAACCGGCTATATAGCCAGCACTTAGCATATTTTTAAGTCTGTGCTAGAATTAAACAACTAGCCTGGAGGACGAATATTTGAAACAATATTTGATAGTGCCAGACACTCATTTTCCCTACCAATGCAACAAATATATCAAGCTAACATACAAAATCCTCAAGGCCGAACGCTTCGACGGCATAGTCCAGCTTGGAGATGCGCTCGATTTTTGGCAGTTAAGTACTTACGAAAAAGACCCAGCGAGAAAGAACACAATCCTAGATGACATAGACGAATGGAATGATGTACTAACAAAATGGTCGTCACTCTTATATCGTAATGGGGAAATCCATTTAATCCAAGGAAATCACGAGGTTAGACTGGAGCGTTATATTGCAAGAAACGCAAGAGAGCTACACCAAATTGTCAAACCATTGCCAGAACTTCTACACCTCAAAGAACGCAACGCTACCACTGACATCAAATGGCATCCGTATAATAAATGGGACTCTTGCAAACTCGGAGACACTGTTTTATTCCATGGCTTTTACTACAACACACACGTCGCTATGACTAACCTTGCCAAATATCGGTGCAGCTCAATTAGTGGGCACACCCACAGGTGCCAGTGGGTATCAGATGGAACCCATTTTGCTGTTAGCCTGGGCCATGGGTCTGACGAAGTTAAAACCGCACATCAGCCTACCCCTACGGGTTGGACTCAGGCACTCGGTGTCCTGACAGTAGACGACTTTGGTAAAGGCTCCTTTGAAATGCTTCTAGTAAAGAACGGGAGGGTTAACTTTCGTGGCAAAACCTACCAAGCGTAAACGTAGACGACGGGTTATCACAATCCTAGGCGTCAAAGTTAAGATCAAGTACACCGGCAAGGTACTCTACGATGGCGACGATGAGCTACA